GCAATGAACAGCGGTGCTACGGTAACTGCATGTGGTCAGGTTGTATTAGCCGGAACAGAAAAGGTTTTCGCTTTTTGCGGTGATAAGTTTTTTGATGTTACAGGTGGAACGGCAACAGATCGAACAGGTAGCGTGACCATAACTGCCGGCAATGACTATACGTGGGATTGGGTATTGGCCGGTAGCACATTGATTGCGGTAAACGGTCAGGACACAGACGGTATCAAGTGGGCAGGTGGAACGAGCAACGCAGCAACACTCGACGATAGCTCTCGATTCACCAAACCTAAATGGGTAACCTTTTGGGAAAATCGTGCATGGGTTGGCAACATAAACGGAGCCGCAGATCGTTTATGGCGAAGCGATGCCGGTGACATCGAAACGTGGGGTTCACTCAGTTTTAACAGCGTAGGTTTTGACATTACCGGGTTACGCCCATTCCAAAACTATTTATCTATCCACACAGAGCAGGGCATTCATACACTTACGCCTACGGGTAACGCAACGATACCTTTTCAGCAACAACAGCGAACGCAACGCGGAACCGTAGCCGGCAAAAGTATTGTTACGGTTCCTGGTGAGCGTCAGTTGTTTGTGCGTAACGATGGCATCTACCAATGGTCAGGCGGTGCAAGTGTTGAGAAGATTTCTTTGGCACTGGATGACAGATATTGGAGCGAACTAAATGTAGCTCGTTTGCCGTATTCGTTTGCTATGTATTACCCTGCACAGGAACAAGTCTGGTTTTTCTTACCGTATGGTGCATCGCAAACGACAATGAACAGTGTGGTGATTTACTCTGCACGACTTAATGCGTGGTTTGGCCCGTATAATAATTTTACCCGTGACAGTGCAGCGCTTATCGACGACTTGCCACATGCCGGTGACTTTGCCGGGCGCATCAATAAACACGATAGCGGAACGAACGACGATGGAAGTGCTATCAAGGCTTATTTTGAAACGGCCTCAATAGCTCCACGCGGTGATGCAGTATCATGTCGCTGGCTGTATAACCGGACGCTGTTTGATAATACTGGAGCGTTTGATCTCAGTATATCGCAGATTGCTGCCGGTATTGTTTCCAACACAGAAACTATCACAATGGGTAACGTAGGTAGTCTGCTGGACAGTTCGTTTGTTTTGGACTCGTCATTATTAGAGTCGGACGTATCTGCACTAACTCAGGATTCGGATTTATTTGGTTACGATCCACGAACTATGCTGCGCTTTTCCAACTTCAACTTAGATGAACCATTTACTGTTCGACGTGCAAACCTCCAATACAAGCCTATTGGAAATACACGCGAACGCAACACGGGTATAGAATAATGGCGGTAAGCTATAACGAGATGATGACAGGCGGTAGCCAGAAGAAGAAAAAGAAACAGCCTACAATGGCACAAGCTCAAGGTGCTGGTGTTCAACAACCGCAGACATATGGTCAGCCGTCAATGGCTCAAGCACAAGGTCAAGATCCGTTGGTGAGTGCAATAGCTGCCGGTAGTCAGGCTCAAAATCAACAGCCGTCAATGGCGCAAGCTCAAGGTGGAATGCAACCTCAACAGCAACAGCCAACGATGCAACAGGCGCAAGGTGGAGCTACGCCACCAGCCATGCCACCGCCTCCACCACCACCATTGGCTCCATCGATGGCACAAGCGCAAGCACCATCTGCACCGCAACCTACAATGGCGCAACAACAACAGCCAGTGGCGCAACCAGCTACAATGACAAACCCGACGAGCGACCCTAATTTCGGTCAGCCACCAGCTACTACAGTAAACCCAACAAGTGATCCGAATTTTGGACAAGCACCAGCGACAACGGTCAACCCGACGAGCGATCCAAACTTTAGTCAACCGCCAGCTACTACGGTTAACCCAACGAGCGATCCAAACTTCGGAAGACCTCCGGCAACAACAGTGAATCCAACAAGTGATCCTAATTTTGGTAAAGCGCCGGCTACAACGGTTAACCCGACAAGCGATCCAAACTTTGGCAAAGCTCCAGCAACTACGGTAAATCCAATTAGCGATCCTGGCTTTGTATCTGACTTAGCTACTGGTCAGCCAGTAACAGAGAATCCATTAAGTGATCCGTTGGCTGTTAGAGCAATGGAAGAAGAACGCATGAGCCAACCGGTTACAGAAAATCCTTTAAGTGACCCATCGTTTGTTCAAGGCTTGGCCGCCGATGCAACTACGCCTACGGTGAATCCGATAAGCGATCCATCGTTTGTTCAAGGTTTAGCTGCTGATGCAACTACGCCTACTGACGCATTAGGTGCTGGTGCAGATATGGCTGCTGCTCAGAATGTGGTAACGCCCGAAGCTGCACCAATGGCTGATACGTTAGAAGATGCACTACGTCAGCAATACATGAATAGAGTGGGTGGAACAGACGATCCGATTATGGCCTCACAATTAGCCGATCAGCAGTTCAGACAGAACGAAGCGCGTAAGGCTTTGGTCGAGCAGTTGGGTCGATATGGTGTGTTGCGAGGTGGAGGCGATACAGCGGCCGCTTTAGCGAGAATGGGTGAAGGCGATGAGCGTAACCGATTAGCACTTGAAGCTCAAGCTGCACAACGCAGACAACAAGATTTACGTGATGCTCAAGGGTTTGATTTAGGCCAGCGAGGTATGGGTCTACAAGAAGATCGAACGCAACAAGATATTTTAACGCAAGCGTTAAATCGTGACATTGCCAGAGCCGGTCAAACTGGAATATTTGAACGCGATGAAACAATGGCTGCAAAAAGACAGAGAGCAGAACTTGATGCGTTAAGTAGAGGCCAACAACGTACAGACGCTGCCTTAACTGGTGAGTTTGGCGAAGACGGTCAGCAGACCTTACAAGCACAACGCCAACAGGCAGAATTGTTTGGAGAGTTAGACGATCAGAAAACATTGGCTGGTCAACAGTTAGAATCGCAGTTGTTTGGTGAGGTCGATGACCGTCAGACGCTAACGGGTGAAACCACACAAAGCGGATTAGACACGCAAGACTTACAACGCAGAATAGCTGAAGCCGGTCAGACCGGACTGTTTGATACAGGTGCAGCGAACATGGCTCCAGTACAGACTCAGCAAGCCAGAGCATTGGAGAGTGAACTGGATACGGCTGCATTAAGACGTGATGCCACACGCGCCGGTTTGACGGGTGAGTTTGAAGACGATCAAACATTGGAAGCTGAACTACGTAGAGCCGGCTTGACCGGAATGTTAGGCGATGATCCAACATTGGCTGGAAGACAAGCTGATATGGACTTGATTGGCAGTATTTTAGCAGCAAGAGAAGTAGATGATATGGCTGGAACAGAAGACTTAGTAAGTGGTTTAGCACAAAACTTACAGAGTTTCACGCCGGAATCTATTGAACAGATTCGTAGAGGTGCAGCCGCGCAAACGGACACCGCACGGGTTGAAACTGGAACTTCAGTGCCAACGTCAACCCCTGATGGTATCACCGTACCTTCAACAGGCAATGAAACAATAGATGCGGCAATGGATTCATTTATAAACAGAGAAGATTTCGATTATGACCCTGCAACAGCAAGGGGTTTTAGAACAGCGCGAGACAGTAAAGGAGACCTTATTGCAGAATGGGTTGTAGGATCTGGGCCAAGTGCAAAGTCCTTTAGAGGTAAGTTTGACAAAAAATCACAAAAGTTTGTAAAAATAGGTGGTTCGTATGGTGGAAGTAAAGATAGAACAGGGCCACGAATTGACGAAGTAGATCCGCAATAAAGGAGCATAAAATGTTTGGAGCATTAGCACCATATGCAATACCGGCAGGGTTAAGTATAGCGCAAGGTCTGTTGGGCAACCGGCAAGCCAAACGCGATCAGCAACGCATGGAACAACAGGCAAAACAAGATAAGCTGATACAGTCGTTTAATCCGCAAGCCCAGCCTACAGCGCCACAACAGGCCGCGCAGCAGGGTATCGGGCAAACACTGTTGAATGACCCAATAACTAAAAGCCTGTTAAGTGATTTGTCACAAAGTAAAAAATTATTTGGCGGCAAACTGGCTTTTGGACAGTAAAAACAGGAAAACATAATGGCTATTAGAAACATTTTAGGTGCGTTAGGCGGCATGTTGAACAGAGGGCCGGATCAGGAAGATCCTACGCTTACACCGGAAGAGCGTGAGCGAAGAAGAAGGCTGATGATGGCCAACCGTACGCCGTTAAACCAACAGACTGCTACTCCATTACAAACAGGGGGTGGCTTAGATCAGGTTTCGGATAGAATGAAAGATGCAGCAAAGCAAGCAAGAATGGGCCGACTTGAAGGCATAGCACAAGAGCGGTCTGCGGATGCTTTGTCGCAACCAACCGGTGAATTGGATCTTAACAGGATCGCATCAACAGAACAGTTTGCTGAACCCGAATTGCCACCGGAAGATGTGAAAAGTCCGTATGAGCCGTCAGGTAAGGGTACACAAGACAACCCATATGTAATAGAGGAAACGGTGGTAGAAGGAGATGCGCCAGACGAAGAGGAACAAGAGGAAAAACAAGGACTATTAGGTCGATTGGGTGGCATGGTAAAAAGTAACCCGGAACTGTTTGCACAAATTGCTCAGTTAGGCGGTGGATTAATAAGCGGAATGGCTCAAGATAAGGCGCAAAGACGTGCAGATGCCACAACTCAGGATCGGATGGCAAGAGCCAACTTGATTGGCGCACTTACGGGTCGCACACCGCAAGTTGCCGCTGAACGTGCAGATACCGGTGGTTTGTTTTCACTGGACACGTTAGGCAAAGCCATTAAAGGTGGTGGTGCTTTAGCGCAAGATGAGATAGGCCGTCGTGAAGCACAAGAACAGTTAGAATACGACCGAGGTATTGCTGAAGAGGAAACAGAGTATCAAAGAGAGCAAGACAGATTAGATCGTAAGGAAAGCGAAGAAAAATTAGAGCAGGGTTGGGCAAATATTGAGCAAGGTGGATTAAAAGGAGCAACAGCCTTAAAAAACAAGGCTGCAATAATGAAAGGATCTGTAGATGTAGTTGATTCCTTTTTAGACAACTTAGAAAATTATCAAAAGTTAGAAGAAGGTGATTCCATTAGCTGGAGAAGAATGTTGGGTGGTCTTGCTACTAATTTTGGTATAGTTGGAACTACTTATAACCCAGAGGCGCAACAATATACCGATTCAAGAGCGCTTATTGTTGCAGAGGTTGCACGTATTATAAATGGCGGCGGTGCAAACGTGTCGGCTAAAGAGCAACAGATGGCAGAATCGGTAGTGCCTGACATACGAATACCAAGAGATACACAAGCGTATGGAATACAAAAATTAAAACGTCTTCGTGAAATTTTATCATTACGGGTCAACGCAATTAATGAAGGTATAAATCCAACAAGTTCATTATACGATCAGATTGTTTTTGATGAAGCTGAAGGGCAAGAAACAGAAACAGAACCAACAGAAGCACAAGTTGCAATGCAAGGTAAAGATTTGACTCCAGATGAACGAGATTTATTACGTCGCGCTATGGCAAATCCAGATGATACCGAAGTTCAATCAGCAGTAAATAACAATCCTAAACTGAAAAAAGCTATAGGACGAGGCTGATGGCATATAATGAAAAACAACGTCGGCGCATGGCGCTGTTGTTAGGCGACAGTCAGCCAGAGGAACAAGAGCAGCAAGTTCCGCTTGCAGAAGACCGCGTCGAGTCACAACAGTTTTCAGATGCAGAATTGGCGAGGATGGAAAAGCTGTTAGGGGGCAAAGATCAAAGTTTCTTAGCTCGCTTGGGTCGAACGGCTCAAAAAATACCCGGTGATATTATGGAAACAGCCGGCGAAGAGTTTAGTGCGCTTGGTGAAGTGATAAGTGATCCGGGTCAGGCTGTTTCGGGTATAGGAATGGCGCTCGAAGGAACTGCTGATATAGCCGGAGAGAAAGTGCTTGGTTCGCTGTATGAACCGCGTGATCCGCGTCGTGCTGAAATGGTGCGCCAAATGGCCGGTCAGTTTGGTGAGGAAATAAAAAACGTAGAAGAGCGTCCAGTTCGATCTTTAGTCAACCTTGCATCATTGGCAACATTGCCGCTTACAGGCGGTGGTGCAGCGTTAGCAAGAACTGCTCCAAGAGCATCTAAATTGTTATCGACGCTTGGTAAGGCAGCCGACGTTATTGATCCGGTAACGGCTGCGGCAAAAGGAACAGGCGCATTATACAGAGGCGTAAGGGGTAAGGTTTCTAAAGCCGGTGAGAAGGTAGCGTCAATGGCCGAAGATACCGGTGCAGCGACTAAAACTAAACCGCGTCTAAGAGATGCGTTTGGGCAAGTTTTTGATAGTGTTCTTGGGTTTACTACCGGCACAAGTCAGACTGCTTTAGAAAGATTGCGACGCTATGTAGGCGAAGGTAAAGGCAACGTAATACGTGACTTTAGAAAAGACAAGACAACGGGTCGATTGCGTGTTGTAGATAAATACATAAAAGATCATAAGAAGATAAGAGAACAGGCAAATAAAGATTACGAGGCTGCTCAACAGATGATGAAGGATAATGGCCTATACGATCAACCTCTTGGAAAAAACAATGAAGTAATACTAACAGACTTACGGAACATTGTTACCAGAGCGTTAGACGGGTCAGGTGCAACAGTAAATGTTGGTGCAGTAGATGATCTTGGGGTAAGTAAAGCAACCATAGATTTTCCATACGGTAAAACTAAAATAGCAGAAGAAACACAAAAGAAGATTGATGGAATTTTAAATAAAATAATAAATCTTGAAGGCGAAAAATATATTGACAAAATAGTTGAATCAGAAGAACTGGTATATAAAGCACCTGCACAGTTTGTTCCTAAAATGGTTAAAGAAGTAAAGGTTATGGATGTGCAGTATTTAGACGCACTGAAGAAGCAGTTAAAAGATGAAATAAATAACATTGCCTACGACGATAAGGCGCGTAGTGCGAAGCGCTATCTGACAAGGGTTCACGACCAAATTGCTGAAAAATTAAACCAAGCCACAGAGGGCGCACACGGCGAGTTGATGCGTAGTTATGCTGACAAAATGAAGGTGTTGGATGCAGCCGATGAAGTGTTCAGCATTGACCCAAGAAAAGCAGTTGAAGTTGCAGACCTTAAGACCGGAAAAAATGCTTATGGCAGTTTAGCGTCTGCGCTTGCAGACAGCCCGGACGAGCTACTTAACCTTGATCAATTTGAGCGTGTTGCCAGAGAGTCCGGTGGAAGCGGAGACTTGATAGCCTCGTTGGTAGGTTCAGCGTTTAATCCTCTTTTCGGTAGCGGTCTTGTTGTAAAATCTGAAATATCACAAATAGGACGAAACATTGCAGATAATATAACACGTTTCGGAACTGGAATTGCTACTACAGTATTTTCAACGCCGGCCATCCTTCTGTTTAGTCCACGCGCTATTGGTGCGATTGTGCCACGCTTAGTTGAAGGTGGCATGAGATTAGAAGATGCAACTCGTACGGCTCGTAATCTCGTAAAACAAGTACAGGCAATTGGTAAAAAGACGGGTATAAATAAAGTTGCACTTGAAGGGGTAACATTGGGTCAGTTAATAGAGCGCCTTAATGAAGATGCAGAGTTGGCACAAATGATCGAAGACTTAGAAAAAGGGCAAAACTAATGGGTACTGTATCAAGGGTACATACATTTTCATCAGGCGCGGTTTTAACAGCGGCGCAACTCAATAACGAGTTCGATAACCTTCTGACCAGTAGCGCGGTCAATGGAGGCTTGGATGCGACGAATCTAGGGGTTACCGCCGGAGTCGTTTCGGCATCAAAAGCACTGGTTGTCGATTCAAGCCGTGACCTCGACGATACGTCTGCATCAAACCAGGTGAACAACCTAACCGTATCAGGGTTGCTTAAAACAGACAATACAACGAATGCTACATCAACAACCGATGGGGCGTTACAAACGGACGGTGGATTATCTGTAGCACTGGACGCGATCATCGGTGACGATCTGAAACTGTTAAGCGATTCGGCTGTATTGTCGTTAGGTGCTGGCTCTGATTTTACGATTACACACGATGGAACTACAGGCGCTACGTTAGCCGGTAACCCTATTGTTATCGACTCAGGAGACGCTCTAACGCTCGATGCACATACTGGCGTGTTCACCTTTAAAGATGCCGGATCTTCTGTTTTAAGCATCACAGAAGGCAACTCAGGCGATGTCACAATTAAGCTGATAACTAACGGTAAAGATTTAAAGTTTACGGACAACGGCGATGCGGTAGGACTAACCGTATTAGATGGAGCCGCTGGTATTACGGTAGCCGGTGAAGGTGACTTTGGCTCATTAGACGTAAACGGCAATGCAGACATATCTGGCGATCTCACGTTGTCGGCTGGGGCAGATGGAGCATTACGTTTTTCAGCCGCAAGCTCAATTAAAATTCTCGACAACAGTGCAGCCTCACTGGTAGTAGAAGAGGCCGATAATGCCTATATGACCTTTGTCACGACCAACAGTTCTGAGGCTGTAAAGTTTGACAAGGCACTCGATATAAACGCTGCTATGGACATAGATGCAGCTATGCAGATAGACGGAACGATCACGGTTGGAGTCGATGATACCGGTTACGATGTCAAGTTTTTTGGAGCTACAAGCGGATCAAGTGTGCTGATTGATGAATCTGCCGATGATGTAATTTTTACCAATTTCGGATTAGCTGTAGGATCGGACGCTACAGGCGACGTATACTACCGCAACTCAAGTGGATACCTCGCACGTTTAGCGGCTGGGTCAAACGGCCATGTATTAACGCTAGATTCGGGCATTCCTTCTTGGGCTGCTGCGTCCGGTGGCGACATAACTGGCAGTACTGGAAGCACCGACAATATAATAATTACTGCGAACGGAACTGGTGGAAGCACTGTACAGGCTAATAGTGCAGTGGCCGTAGACGACTCCAGTAATGTTACAGGTGTGGGCAACCTGACACTATCCGGTGAGGTCGATGCAGCTACGGGTGACTTTTCTGGAGCGGTAGACATAGCAGGTGATCTTACGCTTTCTGCTGGAGCAGATGGAGCGTTGCGTTTTAGTGCTGCAAGCTCAATTAAGATACTTGATAACAGTGCCACTTCTTTGGTTTTTGAAGAAGCTGACAATGCTTACATGACATTTGTTACCACCAACAGTAGTGAGGCTATTAAGTTTGATAAGTCGTTAGATATAAACGCCTCCATGGATGTAGATGCAGATGTGGACATATCTGGCGATCTTACGCTATCTGCCGGTGCTGACGGTGCATTACGATTCTCGGCAGCAAGCTCAATTAAAATCCTGGATAACAGCGCAACGTCATTAGTCGTTGAAGAAGCTGATAATGCCTACATGACATTTGTTACGACTAACAGTAGTGAAGCGATCAAGTTTGACGTTGGGCTTGACGTAAATGCTGCTGTTCAGATTGATAGCACGGTGACGGTTGGGGTAGACGACACCGGACATGACGTAAAGTTTTTTGGCGCAACATCTGGATCATCGGTGCTTTTTGACGAGTCTGCTGATGACATGATTTTAACTAATTATGGACTTGCAGTAGGAAGTGATGCCACTGGCGATATTTACTACCGAAACAGTTCTGGATTTTTAGCACGGCTGGGTGCTGGCACAAACGGACATTTCTTGAAACAAGGTTCGTCTATTCCAGAGTGGTCAGCGGTAAGTGCCACTGCATTAACAGGCTCGACGGCCACAACCATTCCAACCGTGACGGGTGCAAACGCAATAGCCGGCGAAGCAAACCTTCGATACGATGACAAAATTCTTTCCACCGATGGAGCAGCAGCAAGTTTCGACACGACTTTCACGGGTGTCCAAAGCGAGAAAATGTTTATTGGTGGCGAAGATGGACATGCTACTAATTCTGAATGGTGGAGCAATGTTTATTACGATTCATCGGCTTATAAGCGCATTGGTACAGGTGAGGCATCACGATATAGACAACAAACTGGCACACACACATGGTATGGTGCAGGGTCAGCATCGGCTGATGCAACTATCACATGGACTACGGCTGCCTATTGGGATTCGGATGGTAATGCTAACTGGTACGCATCTGGTTCCAGTGCATTTGTTATTGCTACTTCTACACCTAAAAAACCGTCGGGTGGAGATTGGTCAGCTACGTCAGATTCACGACTCAAAACAGTAACAGGCGAGTATACGCTTGGCTTAACTGAACTATGCAACTCAAACGTCAGACCGGTCAAATACCAGTATAACGGCAAAGCCGATACGACTGCTGATGGTAAGACTTATGTTGGCCTTGTAGCCCAAGAAGTCGAGCAGGTATTTCCTGATACCGTCACACAATACTCAAGAAAAATTAATGACACCGATGCAAACGAAACCACTGACCTGAGACAGTTTGACGGTGGCGAAATTAAATGGGCGCTCGTCAATGCGGTAAAAGAGTTAAAGGCAGAACTTGATGCAGCCAAAGCGCGGATAACAGCACTGGAGGCGTAATGAGTCCGAATAAGTATCCACCTCCAGAGCAGATACCCTCTGCGGAACGTCAAAGAAGGCTATACGTTGAGGCGGTAAAAGAGATTGACCATCTGCGTAAAATGGTGTCATCCGAAAACATCGTTGCCAAAGAGTATCGCCATGACCGAGATGAACTAAAGGGCGAACTCAAATCTGCCAAGCGGTCTATCATTACGTTAAGCCGTCGGCAAAAAGCCGCTGATGAATCGAAGAAGGCTGCTGCCTGGTCCGGAGGTGCAACAATTTGTGTAACCATCCTATATCAACTCTGGCATACCATCGGGTTTCCATTTGCGAGAAACGGTGCTGATAAAAAATGGATGGAGTTCTGGTCGCACGAAGCGGTCTACGGAGTCATTGTTTGGCTGATGACAGTGATGTTTGCTGAAGTGTATAAGGCTACTTCCGGCCACAAGTAGAATGAACCGCTTTTGGTCGTGGTTGGAAAAACTGTTGCACCGAAAGCGTCTAAAAGACAAGCGTAGTCCAAGAGCGCGGATGGCAAAAAAAGATGGAAACAGAAGCAGCAGAGGCTCTACAAAAATTTTCTGAACAGTCCGGTATTGGTCTGCTGATAGAGCAGTATAGCTGGCTGTTTGTAGTTGGTTTGTTTTTGCTGTTTTTGCGTAACACGATTGAAAATATACTGGCCGGTGCAACGGTCTTTTTTGGATCGAAATACGATGAGAATCAAACCTGTTACATACAGGTAGGTGGAGATCGTAGACCAGCTCGTATCAGCAAAACATCGCTGACATCAACCACGTTTTACGTCTATCACGTAGATGAGAACGGCAATATAAAATCAGGCACTTTACTGAATGTAGCGAACAGCGATTTAGGCTCATTAAGAATTGAACGCGAACTGGACTTACTTAACACTAATAAAGGAGGCTAACATGCCAATGGTTAAGGGTCAGAAATTTCCATATACGTCAAGCGGAAAAAAAGCTGCTGCTAAAGCCAGAAAAAAGGCCAAGCCAAAGAATAAAAAGCGAGGTAAGTGATGCCAGCAAAACGAGATCCAAAACTTGCAAGAGCAGGGGTCAGCGCGTACAACAAACCCAAGCGGACTCCGAATCACAAAACCAAGTCGCATGTGGTAGTGGCTAAATCGGGCGGTCAAACGAAGACTATCAGGTTTGGGCAACAAGGTGTAAGAGGGGCCGGAAGCAATCCAAAGACGGCAAAGCAGAAAGCACGGCGTAAATCCTACTACGCCAGGCACAATGCTCAAGACTCCAAACCATCCAAAATGTCGGCTCGTTATTGGTCGCATAAAACGAAGTGGTGATCTATGGCTAAACGAGGACTGTATGCAAATATCCATGCCAAACGTAAGCGCATAGCTGGTGGGTCGGGTGAGAAGATGCGTAAACCCGGCACTAAAGGTTCGCCTACTGCGAAGGCGTTTCGTAAGAGTGCAAAGACAGCAAAAAAACGATAGATAAAATTAACAAACCCACAGGAGAGAGAGATGACCGAATCAACTGTTGCAGACAAAATCGACGAGCTAACAACGAACCGTCAGGAAGCGCTACAGATGCTACAAGAGGCGCAAACAAAAGTCACGGAACTGAACGCCCTGATACAGCGCCAAAGCGGCGCAATAACGGCACTGGAGAGCCTACAAGAGGATGCCAGTGCGGAAAGCGAAAACGATGAAACTTCTGAATGATTTAAAGGAAAAACTGGGTAGCCGAAAACTCGGTGTAACCGCTGCCATTGGCGCAGCAGCCGGAACCGGTGCCGTCGAGGTCACATGGCCCATTGCTCTGGTAGCCGCAGCGTATGTGCTGGGTCAAGCCTATGTAGATGCCCACGCTAAGTAACAAATGGCCGTACCGGGCTTTAACTATTTGTGGCAATCCGTGTGGGTGTTGTCACGCCCGGTGCGGCTTTTGCGTTAGGCTGATTTGATGACTTCTAAATTGGTATCTCCAGGATCTCCATATCCGTCCAGTTTGCTGACGGCCTCTTTTTGTAAGTTGTCTTCTTCTTTTGCATAGCGCATCATCATTGAATGCGATGACCATCCACCCATCCGCATCAAAACGCTATCTTTTACGTCATTGTTTTTCGCCATATCTGTTGCCCATGTATGGCGCATTAGATGGCGTGTAACTTTCTCTATTGTCCATCTTTTTTCGCCTTTAAATTTTTCAGTAGCTTTGGTCAACATAGCAACTGCTTTGTCTATTGCTTTAGCAATGCTCATGTGCGGTATGATTAAATCGTTAAGGTTTTTATCAGAAGGCCATACAATAACTCTGCGGTTGTTAATTAGCCATTCTGTTCCACTTCGCATCTCTTCTAACTTTTCACTTATGTAACGGGTCATGTATATTTTTCTGCCTTCATCACGCTTACTTAGTTTTGTTCCTTTTTCGTTAGCTGCTCGTAGTTGTATGTAGCCGATAGATCCGTCGTCAGGCCATTTAACATCACGCCATTTCAAGCTATGCAGTTCACTGGCTCTCATACCTGTATAACGAAGAAAGCACATAATGACACGCACGTAAGGGGGTAAATATGACAACATCATTTCAAACTGTTTTTGTGTCAGTGGTTCTTTCTCTTCTACAACTTCTTCTACGTGTATCACATCATCCATAGGCCAACGATTTATATAGTTCTTTTGTTCAGCAAGATGCATAACGCACGATATGAAAGATTTATAACGATTGCGCGAAGATTCCTTCCAGCCACCTTCCAAACCACGTATACCTTTTTTACTCTTCTTTGCTAAATAATCAGAGATAAATTCGCCCGTCATCGACTGCACTGGCATGTTGCCAAGATCCGGTGCAAGACACGTTAATTTTGACCGTTCTTGTTTTAGTGTTTCATCGGATTTCTTCCAAGCTGGTCTGAGTTTTCTTTTTTTAAGTAGAGGGGTTTCTTTCGTATCGCCGTTAAAGTATTCTTCGGCAACTTGGGCAAAAGTTACGCCTCTGTTTTTTTTGACCTCTTGCACTTTATCAAATGTGCCACCTTCAATTGCCTCGTTTAATTCTTTTGCCTTGATTTTTGCTACATGCAAGTTTTCGCACTTTAAAGACTTCCATTTTCTAATACCATTTTGTCGCCAATAGGCAGTCCAAGTGTTTCCGCGCTTAAAGTAAGTAACACTGCCCTGATTATATTTTTTAGCAGCCATTCTTTCCTCCATGTTTTGCTACCGAAATGCTACCATAAGAGAGCATTTGCCGGTATGCGTGTGGGTTGCTACGTAGGAAAATATAGCTATCTTTATACTGCTATACAAGCACAAAGTGCATAAGTCGTTGTTTTTATTAAAAGCTTAAATCTCTACGTTAAGTGATTGTTAATCACTTGGTCGTTGGTTCGAATCGAACCGCCGGAGCCAAATAAAACAACCACTTACATTAATTTGTAGGTGGTTGTTTTAGTTTAAAGTAGGCCGTTTGCTACCATAATGCTACCGTTCGATTCCGTTGCCCCCTTGTTTACGGTCGGCAACAAACTGTTGAACATCAGCCAAATCAAAGCGAGTTGATGCAGAAATTTTAATAAAAGGCAATTCACCGATTGCTTTCAGTGCATAAACTTTGTTGATAGAAATCGACAACATTTCTGCCACTTCCGGCACGGTCAGCAACTTGAGTTGGTCTGTTTTATCT